GGGCCACACCTTGTACCGCGCCTTTACCTTTTTGGCGCAAGCGTCGAGCTTTTTCTTTTTTGCCATTACTTGTCCTTTCTGGAGGTGTGGAAACTTGAAAACTCATCTGGCCCCGACTGATCATTTAGCGCACTCCGTATCAAGAAATCCTGCCACATAGGTTTTATCATATTGTAGTTCTCGTCTACTTTGTACGAAATCAACCCAATACTAGCGTTCATCTGGTAAACCTGCAAAGACGCCCAACCCAACAAACCGAGAGACAAGGCTAAAACAATACTTTGCAGATCTAATTTCATGCTGTCACCACGCCTTACAAGACCAGTATTTGGCCTTTAGTTTATCCAAGGTGCCTTTGTCACAACCATGTCTTGCACGAAACGACTTTCTGCGCTCGGGGTTAGACTTCTTAATTGTCATGTTGGCATCGCCAAACCGAACAATCTTTTCTTTTCCCTTGTCGCAAGCCTTAACAACAGACTTTTTGCCGCCGGATATTTGGCGTTTAGGCTTGTTACACTTCATCTTAGACTTGTCGATTTTAGCCATGTCAAACCGCCCTAAAGTTTATGCGTGGTAGAACATCATCAAATCAAATTGAGGAACAACGAATGTAACAAAGCAACCGTCTTTAAACAGAACACCCTCATCCGGCATAAACGGGTCGTCAGAGGCGTTGTCAGTTCCAATCGAACGAAACTGAATTAGTTCTGTGCCTGTAACACCGCCGTTTCGCAGGTTAGCTATTCCAGCGGTCCCGCCAGAATAAAAAGAAAACCCCTGCAAACGAGTGCGGCCCGCAAAAATTACATCTGCGGCATTGGCATTAATGCCCGCAGACACGTTTCCTGCGGGATTGCCAACTGCGGTTATGCTTGCAATTGTTTTAAAATATCCGGTACTAGTTGCTGTTCCAGCATTAGCCCCCGTAAGGTTTTCGGTAAGAGCCGCACCATTTACATCTGTGCCAACTATATTAAAAGATTTACTGCTATCATTCCCAGCAGATAAAATAGTCACCTGTCTACCAGAAGCGTTTGTAACGCTGCCGCCAGAAGCTAAAGCCCCGCCAATTACTAGAGCCGCGTTGTTTCCAACGGAAGTGGCTACTGAAATTCCGTCCGCATCTAAAGCCACCTCATCGCTGATGATGACTGGGGTTACGTCTGATCCTGCCATTTTGGCCTCCTATAAATGAAGGCGGGGCGTTAACCCCGCCAAATTAAACATTAGGCTGCAAAAGCAAACACACCAGTAGTACCTGCGCCGAGATGCTGGAAGTTATAAGACACGTTCCACAGACCTACTGTTGTGCAAGTGAAGTAGATGTAAGAACCAATGCTCATCAAGTTCGTGGCTGCGTTAGCGGGAGTAAACTTCAAAAGAGTTTCTCCGGCAGTAGATGCGTCAAACGTAACGGCACTGCTTCCACGGCTTTCTATAATGCTGCCTGTTTCATAAGCATCACTGCCCGCGCAATCAAAACTCAAGAACGCTGTTCCGCCAGTAGTGTCTACTGACTGAGCGTGTATACACACAACGCCGACTGTTGCGGCGGGGAGAGTAGTGACCTGCTGTGCTGCGCCCGTGAACGGGTTGACGTTAATTCCAGCAACATAGGAAATGGTTGCGCCAGTGGCTTTAGCTGTTACCGTAAGACCGCCTAATGTGGGCATTCCGCCTGAGAACACAGAGCCCGCTACCGTAAGGTTGCCGCCGATAGTGGCGTTGGTTCCGTATGTAGAATTAGTAGTGTCTACGCCAGTTGTAGCGTCGGTTGTAATGGCTTGAAAACCGTCTTGCGAACGCACTGGTCCGCTGAAAGTAGAATTACCCATGAGAATCTCCTGTCGGGGTTAAGTCAGCCGCAAAGTACGACTGTCAGGGATGCTTAATTGTACACGGTTTGAAAACAAAAAGAAAGGGGCAACCGAAGTTGCCCCTTGTCCCTCTTGGAAGGAGAGGGTCTTAGGCTCCAGGGGAGCCAAAGATACAACGTGGATCGCTGAAGCCGAAGCTGTAACGTTCCCGTGCTTTGAAGCGCATGTTACCCGTGTCGAAATCAGCTTCCATGTTAGTGGAAAGCGGAGTCCGCTCAAAGTGAACAAAGCCACGAGGCGCATCAGTTTTGATGAAGAACGCATCTGGATCAGTGAAGAAGTCGTTGACGGAGTATCCATCAGGCAACATGCCCATTGATCGAATAGCGTTCGTATCGTTGTCTGATGTGCCAACACGCAAGTTGGAAACCATCAAACGTTCTGCAACGAATTGCAATTGACGAGGAATCATCAACTTCATGCCACGAAGAGCAACCTTCAAACCGCGTTCGTCAACATAACCAGCGATGTTGATCAAAGCATCTTCAAGAGATGTTTCATTCAAATCCGCAGGAGTTGATGGTTCGTTGGCAAAAGTCCCACCGTTTGTAAGCGGGTGATCCGTAGCACAAAGTGCAACGCCGTCGCCGCCAGCAGAAGCACCCGCAGTGAACGCATTGTTCAGCACTGCGGCAGCTTTAACCTGCTTAGAGTGAGCCATTGAGCGGGCGAGGGCTTTCGTGTAACGACTGCCAAGGCGGTCATACAAGTTGTCCTCGATTGCTTCCTCAGTAATTGAGAAGGCAAGCGCAACGGTTTCGTGGTTGTAACGAGCTGTGTATGCTTCGTTAGCGTCGTCAAAGTTAATGGCAGAACCTTCTGATTTAGTAGGTGCTGCCCCAAACCCGGATAGCATAACTTCCTCCTCGAATGCTCTATCAGAAGCTTCAGTGGTGAAGATCTCAGCGTGTTGGTTTTCGTATTTATTATACTCCATACCAAAAAGTGCGTTGAGGCCTGGTTCTAGCTCTTTCGCTAGTTGTGCGCGTGAAATAGCCATTTTTTAGACCTCCTTATACGCCAGTTGTAGAAACAGTGCCAGCCGCAATAGAACCCGTAGGCGCATTGAAGTGGTTGTTTATACGAACGATTAATGGGATACCAGCAACGGTGAAGTCAGCATTATCGGGGTCATCTTGGACACCCATAACCCGTAACGCCAACGTGTTGGTCGCAGCGATAGTATTCAAATCCGCAGTTGCAGAAGAAATACCAGTAGTGGTTGAACCCGAATTGCCTGTTGCAAACGCAATGTTTGCAAACACAGCCGCACGAACTTCTGCTTCAGTGTCAGCACCAGCAACTACGTTAGATGTAGCAACTGTGAATAACTGATTTGGATCGTCATAGACGAACGCTTTGACGGGGAATGTAGAATCCGCGCCAGATCCAGGCCATTGGTTAGAAAAGATTGTTGCACCAGTAGTCGAAGAAACGTACTCACAACCGCCAAACACACCCAAAATAGAGACGTTACCACCAGCCGCAGCTTGTAGATCGTCAATAACACCCGCAGCCAACGGAATAACCGCCATGCCTTGGAAGATTGGGTTACTGTTGTCGGATGCAATTCGATACTCTGTCATACCAGTAGAATTGGTCGATTGACCAATCTTACCAATGGGACGTAGCCCAAAAGCTCCGTTAGAATTTGCCATAATAGCACCTCAAAAATTACTCGGAGTCTCTTCGTGAGCCTCCGAAGGATACACGACTTTGCCGACTATTAGTTATCGGCATAGAAGGATGTTGGTCCTTCATTAAATCCTGATCGACTGATACCATTTGTTCGCGGGTCCGGGTCCCGTAATACTCGGATCTTTCTTTGGCGGTTTCGACAGGTATGCGACACAACATAAGTCCCCCTTGCCCGATGATTCCCTCAAAACGACCTTCGTCAATTGTGGGGGCTTCGTAGTCTGGATACTCGTCCTTACGAACAGGTTCCCATCCTTCGCGTAGTTTAGTGTTGACGTTCATCTTATCGTCTTCACCACGCATTGCGGTACGAATCCAACGATGCACATAGCCCTCTGGGGCGTCAGGTGCAGCAAGGCGGCTGGGCGGAGCCCAAGGTTTTCTGCGAGTTTCTGTTTCTCGAGTTGCGTTTTTTCGCGGTGTTCGGTTGTCAGTCATTTTATCAATCCTTCACAAATTTAGCGTATTCTTCAAGAGGTACGCCTAGCTTTTTAGCAATCGCAACTTGTGAGTGCGTTAACTTGACCGTCCTGCGCCCCGGTTTAGTACTGCGGGATGCGGAGTTGCCAGCGGATGCGACCTGACTACCTCCTCCCGATCTTTTCGCGGGTTGGAACTTGTGTGGAAATTCCGACCTGATGCGTTTATCAACCTCAGTATAGTATTCTGAAGAGTCTGAGTCAAACCCTTCTTCATTTGTAAGTTGTGCGTGAATAGCAAACGCTGCTGCAGTCATTACCCGATCTTCACCAAACCATTTATTTCGACCAGCCCATTGCTCGGCTTGGGGATCAGGTTTTGGCCTCTGTACCTGTGTTTGTGGTGGGCCCTGCTGCTGCTGTGGTTGCTCTGCCGCTTCTACCTGAGTCTTAGCTTGCTGCTCTTGCCGAGACTTAGCGGTGTTGTATCGAGCCTGCTCATTAGTAACTTGAGCTAAAGCCTGCTGCGCTTCCACCATCTTGTCGGTGTCACCATTTTCGTAGGCTTCTTTGTAGATTCGTTTAATCTCTTCAGTCTGCGCCTGCAGACGAGTGCCAAACTCAGATAAATACCCAGTGTCTAAAGCCTGCATTCGGGTCTTTAGCTGTTTATTTTCGTTAATCAATTCTTGTGATAAACGAACAGCTTCAGATTTATCTCGCTCTTCTTTGCGATACTTTTCAGTCAGTTTTTTAATTCTAGACTGAACCCCTTTACTATAACTGTCGAGCTCTTCGTCACCGTTAGAAGTCTCTACTTTTGTTTCTGGGGTAGTTTCCACCGAGGCACTCTCAGACTCAGACTCAGGTTCAGTGTCAATATACACTTGCTCCTGTTCTTGATCTTCGGCCACCATTTTTTCCTCTGACATAATCATGTCTCCTATAACTGTTTTACATCATCTGGCTCAAGAAGAGTCGCGATAACTTCATCGTCGTTGATGATACGAACCTCCCCGCCATCGATCTTAAACCTTGAACCGGAGTATCTTCCGATACATACCCACTGACCTTGTTCACACCAAGGTTTTGGATCAGGGCCAAACTTGCCCTCATCTTTATATGCCAAGGGACCTAAACGCATGACGTAGGCTACTACCGTAGCAACCGCCTCACGTTCTCGAATTTCCTCTGGGATATAAAGGCCAGACGCTGTTTTTGCTTTTCCCTGGTAGGGCATAACCAAAAGACGCCAGCCTGTGGGCTGGGGAAGTCTGTCTAGCAGTGGTTTTTCTAGGAGATTTGGGTCTAGCACCCGGTCTTCTGATGTCACATACGCGCTATCTAACGACGAAGATGGGGCTGCGGTTGCAGCTTTCTCTTTGTTCATTTTCTGCGCAACGGAATCAGGAAGATATAAAGTCTTCGACATCGTCTACGTTTCTTTCCAGCAGGGTCTTGATTTCTTCTCTAGCAAGAGAGAGTCCCCGTATCTCTCCGACAGACATTTTGTATTGCTCCCAATCCTTCACAGCACCGAGAGAAAGAGCGTTTGCAATATCTTTTTCGCGCTCTTCAATTTTCTTATACAGGTGTTTCGCCAAGTCTACAACATCCATTACAGGATGTCCTTGTAGTCTTCTTGTGACTCAGATGTAATCGGACCACCAATGACCCATATGTCACAGACATTCTCCGCAGAGCATACAAATTTTAAACTTTGACAATAGCCTAAATCCCCTGTGTCATCACCAATGCAATCCATCATTTCAGACGTTTGGTTGAAATTAGAACAAGTTCCGCAGCACTCATCCTCAAGTTGAGACGCAGTATAGTTATGCTCATACTCCGCCATATCCTTGTTTTCCATGTTGGCGTCAGGATCTTGAGTGGGAATCGGACAAGACTTACCGTCGTCATCGTCCATTTTATCTACGGGCATCCCATCAGGCAGGATGCTGATCATAATTGTAGTCATCGGGATTCTCCTAGACCATTAGCTCAAAGTGGGGGCCGTCGATAAACGGACGACGATTCTGGGAGCGGCGCTCATCAATGTAACTGTTCATGGCATCTTCCATAGTGCCATCAGTAAACTGTGCAATGTTTGAAATAGTCCAAGCAGCCCCCCATCGAATAGGAACGTCCACTTCTCTTGCAGCTTCTGCCATTGCATCCGCAATGTCATCATAAAGATTCAATTCCCAAGAACCACGGCTACCAATATACGCCATTAAATCCACGGCATAACCCTGTAGGTGCTTAGATTTCATCGTCTGGGACGCGCCCTTCTCAACAAGCTCTCGCTGCTCTTCCAAGGTTCTCATACCGCAGATCACACCGAAGTCTATCTTAGATCGGTGAATAGCAGATTTAACAACCGCAACAAGCCGTGGGTCTAAACCTTCCAGCTTGGCTTCGCTTCTTGAGCTTAATTTAAACGTCATCTCTTTTTTCCTTTAAGTAATAACCGTGTTTCCAAAGAGTGCTGTCACTGCAATGAGAAACACGGTGTCCTTCTCCATAACCATGAGTGTGCGTTTTCCCACATTTAGGGCAGTCAAAGGTTAAAAGATCAGTTGGTCCGTTTAGGGCGCAGTTAACGGTTTTTTTCACAGCGTAAACTGTTGGTATGTTGTTCATTGATTTATCCTTACACTTAGACAGGCCACGGCCATATTAGTAGTTGTAACTAGCACTTCTGCGTCTTCTCGATACTGTTCACATACCGTTCTACTATCAAAACTGTTTAATTGATAGTACTCAACAGGTATTCCTACTGTAACTTGCATCCAGATGAGTACCCACATCAAATCACTTCTTCCCA